TTACAAGTACGTCGCTGATTGCTCGACCTACGGATATCTTCCGAAGGCTATCGTGCATGACTCGGTCAAGGTGTACGTCAAGAAGGATGCGGAGTCGTCGGCCAAAGAATGCACCGAGCGATTCGGTTACGAGGTTCATCTGCCATCAATTCAGATGCTTCGCGAATACGCTGACAAATGGGCCGCGTCGAACAGCGTGATGACAATCGAAGAGGGGGAGCTTTTTAAGTTGGATACTTTGCGGCGGATATGGATTCATTGCTTTCATCACGAACGAGCTTTTCCAGAAGAAAAAGCTGCTCGCCTGATTACAATGAACATCCAACGTCACGAACCTGAAAAGGTATTCTCAATCGAGAACGGTGGCCGTCTTCTAAAGGAGGTATTTTAATTATGGGAGTTATCGCAGGCTTGGCTGGTGCAGCGTTGATGATCGGTGGATCAGCAATGTCTGCTGGCAAAAAGGTCAGAGTACCAGAGTTTCGGCGTGTAAACACCGAGAAGGAGCAAGAGGCAGCGATAAAGCAAAATATCGCATCGCTTCAAGGTGCATCCGAATTGGCCACTAAGACGACCGCTGCTGAGCAGACTCTTCTTGAGTCTCAGCTTCGTCGTGCAATTCCAGGCTATGACCAACTTGTTTCTCAGGCTGGAAAGAACATTGGAGCATCTCTTCGGGGGGAAATCTCTCAAGATGTTCAATCCCAACTTCAACGATCTTCTGCTGGCCGTGCGCTTACCGGAGGATTTGGAGGCGGTACTGGAATGGGAAGGAACTTGTCCGCTCGCGACTTTGGCCTGACATCCATGCAAATCCAAAATCAAGGTCTTGCTCAAGCTCAGAACTTTATCCAGCAGCAAAGGGCGTTTGGCATGGTTCAACCGTTCTCGGTGAGCAGCATGTTCATTAGTCCTACTCAACGCATTAACCTAGCTCTTCAGGAAAACCAGTCTCAGTACAATCGAGACATGGCTGCTGCTCAAGTTGCTGCTCAACCTGATCCTATGATGGCTGCTATCGGCGGTTCGTTGTCGAACATTGGTGGAATGGCGTTTGGAGCTGGAATGGGTGGCATGATGGGTGGCGGCGGACAAGGTGGTGGTGGCGGCGGCGGCGGCGGGTTTACGATAAACATGGGGGGAGGCGGGGGCGGTAATGTTGGATACAATCCGTACGGATCGTACCAGCCAAACTTGTACAGCGTTCCGAGAGGTTATTCGCCTTATGGTGGATACAATCCGAATTCGTCAACCAGCACTGGTTTTGGAAGCTAAACCAACAGAATCATCATGGACTTACAACCTGCCCGAAATGTTGGTCTTGAGAATCAGCTTCAAGCTATTCAACTAGGCGCAAGCCTCTTCGACCGCGCACAGACACAGAAGCGGATGATGGAGCAGTTGCAGATGCAGACTGCTGAGTCTTTGCTTCAGCGCCAAGGAATGGAGCTTCAGAACAAAATTCGGGAAAACGACCTCGCCAGCGGAATTTCTGAGCGCGCAAAGTTTTCCGCCGATCTTCCGAAGATTCAGCAGTGGCAATCAGCATATGTTCAATGGAACGCCAAAGGCGATCCGACTCAGCCATTTCCCGCTCCTCCGTCCGATCTTCAAAGCGCCACTGGCCTGAAAATGCTTGGCGACATGAGTGGGCCAGTTCTTCAGTCATTGCCGATGGCTCAGAATCGGTTTCTCGTTGAAAAGGCAAATGCCTCACAAATGGCAGTTCTAAATAAGGAAATTGATTTCCTTAATGAAAACGGGAAAAGCGATATTCCCCTTCAGTACAATGGTGGACTTGATCCAAAAACTCAGCAAATAAACCCTGAGTTTAGAAAAGCAATCTTTGATGCTGCCGCTCCTCTTAGGCAAGAGCAGGCTAGATTGAAAAAGCTGACGGCCATAGGCATGGCTGGCCAAAGAAATACGAAAGAAGGTCTTAAGACACTTCTTGATTCTGGAGATATTACCCAGCAGGAGTATGAGCAGCTTTTACCGACTGCTAGGACTGAGGGTGGCGTTGTCGCTCAACGTGCAAATCAGGTTTTGGAAGGTCTTAAAAAACAGAAGATAGTTCAGACCGACGAAGACGAAATCAACGCAAAGGTGTTCCTTGGAGGGCCAAACCAAGGAAAAGTTCCTGCTGACGTTTCAAAGGCTCTAACCGCAGCAAACAGAGCTGTGGTAGAGTTGGACGATGTTTTCAAAAAGCTAAACGCTTTTGAAAATAAATATGGAAAAGGATCGTTTTCAGAATACGTTGGTCCTCTTGATAGCCCAGTATTTAACCTAAAGGGTCGGTTTAAAGGACTTACGTCTCAAGAGCAAAAAGACGCAAGAGACATCCACAACAAAATTCAACTTGTTGTTACTGACTATCAAAATAACAAATATGGAGCCACTCTTACTCCATCTGAAACCGACAACCTTCAAAAGGTTGTAAGCACTCCTGCGCGTAACGATTACATTCAGGTTATTTCGTCTTTCAAAGATAACCTTCGTTCTGGAGCGGAAAACAATATCTGGGAGTACAGGTTCTCCCCAGATATTCCTTACGATATCAAGAAGCGATATCTTGAGGGTGCTAAGCAAAAGTTTGGGTTTGAACAAGCCGCTGCTGCCGCTCCTTCCACTGAACAGCCGATATCTCCTCAAGATGTTTTCAAAAACATTCGGGCAAACCGTTCGCAAGGTGGAACAATTCAACCTACAACTCCTCCGGCTTCGAATCGTGTCGGTCGTTTTGAAATGTTTATTGAAGGACAATAATGCCAACATATCGAATTAACGATCCGTCCACCGGAAGGACAATTCGCCTTGTCGGAGATAGCCCTCCTACAGAGCAAGAGCTTGAAGAGGTGTTCAGGTCGGTTGGTCAATCTGCCCCTGAAACTTCTGCGATGTCTGCACAGTATCAGGCTCCGCAAAGGACCGGACCTGATCCTTATGCCAGCATGTTTCAGGCTGGTTCTCCGCAGCAGCTTCAATCGGCTGTTGATGATGCTGGAAAAATTGGTGAGCAGAAAGCTGTTCAGGGTGAGTATGGGCAATATGTAACGCCGTATTTTCAGCGTCCTGGCGTGATGGCGGCTCCACCTACAGTAGCCCTTTCAGAGCAAGAGAAACAAAGGGCCACAGAATCCCTGGCACAGCTTCCAAGGTACACTGCCGGACCTGCTCTTCAGACCATTGGTGTACCACTTCCGGTCGGTCAGGCTATTGGAGAAACCGCCTATCAGTTGATGACCGGAGAAACCGAGCCTCGAAAGATTGCGGCAGCGGCTGCAAAAGAGGCCGTTACTTCCTTGGGTGGCGGAGCTGCTAAAATTGTGCCAGGGCCAATTAGGAGAAACCTTTTTGAAACCGGACAGACTCTCTTAAGTGCTGCGGCTAAAGTTCCAATTCAGGGAGCGATGCGAGGTTTGGCCGGTGAGGCTACAAGAGCTTCAGTTGCTGGGGAAGAGTGGAAACTTCAACCGTTTCTTGAATCGGCTAGAGATTACGCAGTTGGGGAAACTGCTGGAAGTTTTCTTGGAAACCTTATTGGTGCTGGATATCGCAAATACAAAGGCGCTGAGGGCAGTTTTTTTGGAGAACTCAACCGACCTTTTTACGATCAGTTTCAGAAGAACATCACCGAGAAAGAAGGTGAGCTGGCTGGAAAATTGGCAAGAACCTATCGCGCTGACGAGAATCAGGTGAAAGACGTTCTTGCCGAGTCTTTCAAGAGAAACTCAACCAAGTCTGGTCAGGACTTTTCCAACGCCGTTGTTTCAGATGTGGAAAAGCTATTTGGAAAACTTGACGACGAAACAACCACTGCGTTTAGCAAGTTGGCCAACGACTACGACAAGATGGAGTCGTTGACTCTTGGTGATGCTGTCGGTGCTGTTAAAAACGCGGCACAAGGTGTTTACAAACGTAAAAACGAGGCGTTCGCAAAAGAGTTTGATGCATTTCGCGAAGATCCTCGTTTTCAGGCCAAGGATTACGATAAAGCACCGGCAAGAGGAAAAGACCTTTACGGACCTCCAGATCCTGAAACCGGAAAGAGTTTGGCCGACCTGTGGAAGGAGCAGCAAGATGCTGCAAAAGCAATCAAGTGGGGTGAACCTGTCAAAGGTGGAACCGGCGATCAGTGGGCTGATTACGGGAAAGCTAAGGAGAAATTCGAAACTGCACTTGCTCAATTTGAGAAAAAATTTCCAGATGATCCTCTTGTTAAAAACTTCAAGAATCTGAAGGAGCGGTATTCTGGATTCATGGAGGATTACAACACCACTTTTTCAAAAGGAATCCTCAAAGATACCGGAGAGCAGGGTGGATCTTGGTCGTCCATCATCAAGACTCTTGGCGGTTCCGATGGCCCTGCAAAACTTCAACAGTTAAAACGGATTCTGGACGAAGACTACGACGCCGTTAAGTCGAAGATTGGAAACACGATCTACAACAACCTCAACACTGGAGGCCAGATCAAGTTTTTGGACAATCTTGAAAACGCGCTTTCAAAGGGTTGGAATGGAATCCAGAAAGAGGTTCTTGATGAGTTTTTCCCCGGTGTAACCATCGACGGAATCAGACAAGCTAAAGCTGCTTGGGAGGCTTCGTCCAAGGGGTTTGCTGAAGACTTCAGAAAAGCAGCGTATGGCAAGGGTGAGTCCGTAACTGCGTCTCCTGGCGTTGTTCTTGAGTTTCTGAATAACTCCAAGGAAAACGCGGTTCGGGTCAAAAATGCGCTAAGCGCCGAAACACTGGCCGACACCCAAAACACGCTTCTTTCCCAGATTGTAAGTGAGGCTGGAAAGAAAGGGCCAATCACCGCCAAGTCGTTCATGGAGTCTGCTGGATCTTGGCAAAACGCTCTCGACGGAGTTTTTGGCGCTTCGGCCAAGATGAAAGTGGAAGAGATTGGGAAAGCTCTTGAACTTGCCGAAAAGAATAAGACTTCTCTGATTTCAAAATTGCTTCCAGGTATCGCTGGAGCAACGGCGTTTGTTAAGGGTGCGTCAGCCGCCGGTCCGTTTTTTGGAGTTGCAGGTGGCGAAAGAGCATATCGCTGGACTGAAAGGCTTCAGTCAAAAATAGCAAGCTACCTAGTGGACAACCCGAACTACCGCGCTGCGGTCGTAAAGCCGTTCGATCAGCTTACCAACGCTGAGACGAAAATGCTGAACAACGACATACCGATGATCATTAGGAATCTGACAGTTAAAGAAGTGATGTCTGGCGAATGAAAACCTCCCTCTCCAAAAAAGGTAACACCTACAAGGGGCGTAAGGTGACGCTCAACAAGCCGTTCTACACTCCTGGCGAGCGGAAGAAGAGTGCTGTCTACGTCAAGAATGACAACGGCAACGTCATCAAGGTTCGCTTTGGAGACGCCAACATGACGATCAAGAAATCGAATCCTGAGCGTCGTAAGAACTTCCGCGCTCGGCATAACTGCGCGGAGGCGAAGGACAAGACGACGCCTAAATTTTGGTCCTGCGCCGCATGGAGCTTGGCATTGATTTTGTCGGTTTTAACCTCAAACCCAATCTGATTTTATGGACAAGATGCGACTTGGCGGTGGCGGACGTTACGAGAAACTGGTTTCCAGCCTTGAGAAGAAGGGTGTGAGAGAGCCGAAGGCGCTTGCCGCCGCAATCGGAATGAAAAAATACGGTAAAAAGCGGTTTTTGTCTCTTGCAGCCAAAGGCCGTCGCCGTGCCGAGCGTGAGAAGGCTAACGCTTAGGATATCGTCCTTTGGAGTACGGCTTTTTGGCCGACTCCTTATCAACGACGAACTTCTCTGGTTCTGCGTAGTTCCATGAGATGTCGCCGCCAGTTCCACGCTGGATCATAATCGATCCGGTGACTTTTCCGTCTTTATCCGTCATGCCGGAACGGTCGGCCCGTTTCGCCATGCCGAGCATGAACTTGCGCGGATTGTTGAAGCCAACCTCCTTCATTACAATCACCTCGCGCGCCCAGTTGGTCAGGTCCGATGATCCGAATCCTGAGTAGGCCAAATCTGCCACACTTTCAGGCTTGTCGTCCTTACCCTTCGGCTTTGGGAAGTGGTGGACAAGCACCAGGACAACGCCTGTCTCCATCATAATCGGCTGGAGTAGATGCCGCGTGAAGTTCGCGCATACCTCAATGTCCGCAGGGTTGCCGCCCATGTAGGAGAGCAGCGGATCGATGTAAACAACGTCAGCCTTGGTCTTGCGAACGAGGCGACGGAGCATTGTGGCGAAGTCAGAACCTGTTCTCACGGTTTCGCGGAAGAAGAGCATGTCCACGCTCCGCAATCCTCGCTCCCAGTTCTCTTTGCCGAACGTCATCTGAGCAGCGCCTTTGAG